TCGTGACCAATATGCGTGTCAAACGATACTGCCAGCGCATCCGATAGGATCTGCGGTATTCCCCCTTTAGAGGTTTTCCCAGATTTATCATCGAGTATTTGGATTGATGACATGATGGCGTTATAGATTGCACGGTCTTGACACCACTTTTCTGTTTGGTCAAGCATCCACTGTAGCTCGTTGGTTGCAGGCTCCAGCTTTTCAATGGTTTCTTTGCATTCTTTAAACGACGCTTCATTGATACCTTCTTTATTAGAAAGATCGATAGCAAGAGCTTCCTTTGACGGAAGGCTATTATACTTGTCTATGTATTCGGTGATGAGTTTGAAGATAAGTCGATCTTGGTAATCTGAAAAGTATTCGTCTTTGAGGAACGGAATAACTTTGCGAGCATATTCTTCATCGAAGACCAAATGATTAAGAATCGTAGTTTCAATCGCCATTTCCAGTTATCCACTCCTGCGTTTCGTACATAAATCTCTTCAGACTCGACCATCGTTGCTTTCAATGGTCGAGTGCTATAGTCATACTTCGAACTACTCGGATGCTTCATCATCGTCTTCCATAATAGCACCATGCGCCATCTTGTAGGTCTTTTCGATATGTTGAGCAAAGTCTGTTTCTTGGAACATCTTTATCCAGAAATCTTTGTTATCAACAATATCACCAGCACGCATGCTTGGCTGCTTTACTTCACCTGTGTCCCTATCCACGGTAGCATACCAACCAGCTTTAGGCTTAACAATGTAACCACCATCGATAGCGACATCAAGCAAGCCAGACCAGCGATTAATACCTCCCTCGAACGAAACAGTGATAGGAATCTTTGACTTCTCTTTAACATAGCGAGACTTCTCCACATTGATTACGAAGTGAAATCCTTGAAGACCATCAGAGTCCTTATCCTGCTGACGACCGAGAATCCAGATAGCATCTGCTGAATAGTATGAACCAGTACCACCACCAACGATATCCTTCGGGAACATTCCAATTTCCTTATAGGTGTGATTGATCACAGCCATAGGAATATCTTTAAGAGTCAAGTGAGGAGTGATCATACGGAAGAGCGACTTAAGCTGCTTCGCACGAGACATATCAGCAACTGACTTGCCATCAAGAGCATCATCGACTTCCTTCTTTGAAGCCAAGTTGCCGATAGAGTCAATAACGATCATCACCTTATCACCACGCTCAATGTTCTTGAGCTGCGCCATGATATCGAACTTAAGTTCTTCAATGTCAGTGATAGGAGTATGAACGACCGCATCAAGAGGGATCTTGAAGGTCTTGAAGTAATCCTGCGGAGTACCAAACTCAGAGTCATAGAACAAAACGATGCCGTCAGGATACTTCTTAAGGAACGAAGATGCAAGGAGAAGCGCAAAGCCAGTCTTGAAGTGCTTTGATGGACCAGCAAGCATGGTCAAGCCAGGAGTGATACCACCATCAACAGAACCAGACAGAGCTACGTTGATCATCGGCACAGAAGTAGGAATCATATCCTTCTTTGTAAAGATCTTCGAGTCTTCAAGAGTAGCGGTGAGGTCGATGGTAGAGTTCTTGATCAATTTATCGCGTAATGACATTTGTATCTCCTTGTATGTTCGTATATTAGTATACTATGTATTGTCGTATAAGTCAACTGTTAATATAATCATCCATCTTCTTGATGAATGCCTTAATCGTTTTGTCTCTGTTTGGCCAAAGAATCGTGTCTTTCTCTGGGTTCTTCATAAGATTGTTCAAGAGCGGCATAATCATCTTACGTAGACCCTGAACCTTATCTTCGCCCTGTGCTTTTAGTTCTTCTGAGTCGGCAAATGTAAAACCGAAATCGTCTTCTTCGTTTAAATTCATGAGAAAAAGTCCTCTAGTGTTGCTTTGTCTTCGATCTGCCACCCAATAGTGTCGGTGATTGATTTTAGCGGCTCAACGAATGCCTTCGAAAATTGAGTATCACGATCAATATACTTATCAAGGTTGAATTGAGCTGGTAGATGATCTGTAACAGCAATGACTGCTTCATTGATAGGATTAGGCTCTTTAAGATAGGCGAACTTAATCTTATCGCCATCAGAGATAGGCTGAATGTTCTTTACATTATAGTATTTCAAAAGATGATTAAAGATCAATGCACCCTTGACTTGAATCGGCGTTCCCTTATCATAGATACCGTTCTTGCTATACTTCTTCAGGTTTTTAACGCCACGAGGAAATGCAACAGATTCAAAAGGCAATTCATCAAACTCTTTTCTGAATTTGATAATAAACTTCTTGAGTTCCTCATTAGTGCCATTCATAATAATACTAAGAGCATCCTTAATGTTTTCACGACAGGCATATGGAGTCGATGAACGCACAGCTTCAATACCCTGCATCTTCAGCTTTGGCTTTTCATACTGAACACCCTCGATATTCCAAGCGTTGAGGATATACATCTTCTTTGCTTTCCAAATGCCCTTGTTAGCGATAGTTTCTCGCTTCATTTGCATCTTCTGCTGATAAGCGTTCATCAAACCTGCCAACTCATCATAGCAAGAGTTGATGTAATGCTGAACTTTATTTTCACAAAATGAATCGATAAGCTTAACAGCCTCTAACTCATCACTATCTTCTGGGATAAGGTTTTCAAATGTAACGTAGATAGAATCAGTATCCGCAGCAATGACGTAGTCAACGTCAGTTGTCTTACAGATCTTATTCATATACGCATTCATTTTCTTTTCAATCCAACGGATCGAGAGCTGACCAGACGTCGTGATGGCTTCTGCGTGATTAAAATTGAACCAGCGGAAGTACTGATTGCCCAACGCACCGTAGGCTGAGTTAAGCTGGATCTTCTTGGCCATCTGCATATTGTGGTAACGAGCAATAAGTTTCTCGTCATCCTTGCTTTTCGTTTTCTCATACCTTTGTTTGGCTTCAAGCATTTTCTTTTTGTAGATAACACGGTCATCGTACATCTTCTCCATCAGTGCAGGAAGGAATCCTTGTTTGTCCTTACGATATGTACAACCATTAGCTGCATATGTATAATCATGATTACGAAGATGGAAATTATAATCAACACCATCTAGGATTTTATCAATAGAGGGCATTTTATCCCAACGGGTAACAAACGTCTCTGGGCTGATATTATACTGCATGATAAGATGCGGATACAGACTGTTCAAGTCAAATGAAACGACCCACTTGCTCAATCCAACTTTTGGTTCTTTGACGAATCCACCGACGAGGGAGTCGAAGTCCGATTGATTCTTGAACTGCGGGATGACAATCTTTTGTTCAAGCAGATAGTTGTGAATAATAGTATCCCAGACACGAACAGTTGTAAGAGTATCATTGTAGTTTACCTTTGCGTCGTAAGCCAGAGCCATTACCTGCTCTAGGAACTTAAGTTTGTCATCTAGCCTATCGACAAGCACACAGTCATGAATATTATACTCGATAAACTTTTGGAAGTCGTTCTTATATAGTTCCAGCAAAGAACCATATTCGGAATAATCGACCTTCTTTTCACCAAGCTCAACTTGCGAAATGAAGTCAAGCTTATATGATTCCTGATTACCAAACATAAACTTACGATAGAGCTGATAGTAATCAAGCACAGAGATACCAAGAGGGCTGTAACTCTGGTTCATCTTGTTTCGAAACTCTACTGTCTTTTCATCGAGGATACCCCAAGGAGAAAGCTTCTTTGCTTCCTTCTCATTGAAAAGAACCTTGATGCGGTTAACGAGATAGGGAATGTCAAAGAACTCAATGTTCCATCCCGTAACCACATCAAGGTCAAGAGCTTGCCAACAAGACAAGAACTTCTGAACGAGCATATACTCGTCATTGCATTTAATATAATAAGTGTTAGGATCGTCCGTGACAAAGTCGCCGCAACCAAACACATAGTTGCGACCCTTAGAGCGAATAGTAATCGCAGTAAGAGGCTTATCGGCTCTTTGAATGTCAGGGAAACCATCATCGGCTGCGCACTCGATATCAATAGTGCCGATGTTTACAATCTTTGGGTCGTAGTCAATATCGCCCTTGAATGTGTCGTAGATGTATAGATAAGCAAAAGCGGTAAGCCCATAGATATCCATATTTGATACATCTTGATAGCGTTCGATAAACTCTTTCGCATCTTTAATTGAATCAAATACAATTTTATCTACAGACTTACCGTCTAATGTTTTGTAGTTACCGTTTTGTTTTGAAACGAAAAGATATGGCTTATAAGGAACAACATCTTTAATACGCATCCCTTTATCAAACCCACGCATGTAAACTCTGTTACCACGCAGTGCTACATTAGTATAAAAAGCCATAAATCCTCCACAATAACAAATTATATAATACCTGACTATCGTTAGAAAGTCAAGCTTTATTTGTTAGCAATCTTTTCCTGTCCGCGAGTATACGAAGTGATACCGAGGATAGCACCGAAAGCAAGATGGATAAGACCACCGTTGCTTAGAGTAAGAGACTGCCAAGCTGTATACGCCATACTAATACCAGATGCTTTTAGGATAACTGGCATGAACATCGCGATAACTGGGAAAGCTACGAAGTCAACGAAGCAGATAAGCATATAGAGCCAACCCATTGCTGGTCTCCAGTATGACTTCATCCAGTGTTCTTCTTGTTTTGCGTTTTCTTTTTCCCACTGCTGCTTTTCTAATTCAATCTTAGCAAGCTGTGCTTCTGGCGATAGCTGCTGTACAGTTGAAGAAGAAGATGATGGACTTGAGAACGAACCAGAGTAGCTTGTAGGAATAGAGGCAGCTGCACCTTTAGTTGCAGGTGGTAGCTGATCCATTGCTGGCTTAGATGCTACTGGTTCATCATCTACACTTATATTACCAAACTTAGGCATTTATAATCTCCTTATGAAAAAACTTCGAGCGCTGCTTCATAATGAGATTTACGATCTTCAAGACCAATGGTACCACCATTAATCTTTTTTGTGACCGTTAATATATCACCTTCATCTGCCCACTTATTAAGTTCGCGGGAATCCCAGAACCAAGCTGCTGACCACGTAGCACCTTCTTCTGTGCTCAACCATTCAGTTGCCTCGGCAAAATCCATTTCCATGTCTCTTGCGAATGCCTGATAGTTTGATTTACCTGTGAGCTGAATAAGACCACGACCACAATATCTGTAGCCATCACCAGATGCTTCATCACCATTACCCATGCGACTAGCATAGACACGATTGGCAATCTTTTCTGGCTTTTTAGCATAGTCAGCAGGATTTACTGTACGAAAGTATTTTGGGAATACTCTCTTCAGCCCATCTGCAGAATAGTTAAGATTTTCTTTAATTGTTCTTAGTCCACCTGATTCATGCCCGACCTGAGCAAGAAACATAGCTATGCGCTTTGGTGTGTTTATTTCGTAGAACGCCATCGCTTCGTTAAGAGGGTCTACGAATTTTTCTATGATATCTTCAGAAGTATCTTCAAAGAAATCATTTAATTGTTCAAATGTTACTATTGACATTTATATCTCCCATATTATTTTCAAACCATAATATAGAAGAAACTCAATAGCGTTATTTAGTTGTTACCGCTCTGGAAGCAGCGAGAACGATTTCCTGTCTAGTCAATCCTAGATCATAGAGTTCTTTATCAGATAGCTGAGATAGTTCTTGAATAGTCTTATAGTAGCGGAAAGTTTCGCGGATTATTTCGTATGTTTTTGTGATTATCTGTTTCATTGTTATTTCCTTTTGTTGAAACGTAAAAAGGCTGGGGGAATTGAACCCCCAGCCGTAACATAATCTACATTTCAATTAATTACTTTTTGGTTGTTGTTACGTCGGTGATGTCGATCTTCTTTGGCTTCTTATCTTCTGGGATAATATGTTCAAGCCAGATCTTCAATAGACCATTAACGTATTGAGCATTATTAACAACGACATTATCAGCAAGGCTGAATGTACGCTCGAATGGGCGATCAGAAATACCCTTGTGAAGATAATCAACGTTGATACCATCAGTTGTAAGAGTATCAAGAGTTGTTCCACCCTTGATCTTCAGCTTATTGTCTTCAAGAGTAAGCTCAATGTCATGCTTGCCGAAACCAGCAACAGCCATTTCAATCACATAAACATTTTCATCTGTTTTCTTAAGATTGAATGGAGGATATCCAGCAGAGGCTGCGCTGTTAGCAGCGTATGCCATAGTTTCTTGAACCTTCTGAAGGAATTTGTCTGAGCCAACGAAAAACTTATCGAACTTGGCGAGATCAGAAAAGGTGTGATCGAATTTGTAAGGTGTATTCATAGTAGTTCTCCAATTAAGCGAGAGTTTAAGTTTATGAGACCCGACTGGCATCTCATGTTATTATATAGGTTGCATCACAATAATTTCAAGTGGTCAATGCAACTTTTTTCTATATAATTCTTTGGCTATTACAATAAGATCCATATAATCTTCATCTAACACATAAATTGGTGTTAGACCAGCAGCTTTGAACTCTTGTCCAGCGTTTAATATCTTTTTGAAGTTGTTGTTCTCGTCGTCTTTGCAAGCCTCTGCGGCTTCTTTAACGATAGATTCTGGTATGATCATAAGAGGCTCTAGTGCACTCATTAATCCCATAGACCCCTGTAGTACTTACCGAAGAGGCGAAGACCATTCTTGATACGATCTTGATAAGCTCCGCTTGCTTCTAAATCATAACCAGTTTTTTCATTATAAAACTGAA